TTTTTTAAAAAATTAAATAAATAATTTAGTTTTCTATTTTTTGTAATAGAAATCTACTTTAGAAATAAATATATAAAGACAAATATATAAAATATCATATATAAAATGGAGAACCTTACTATTACAGATAAGACAGTAATCGCATTCTATAAAGAGAACCCACATCTAGATGTGAATAACATAAATTGCGTTTTTATAGATATATTGAAACAACTTTCCACTAATCTATCGAGTAAAATAGATAGCACAATGACAACACAAATATTATCTATTGTATCCGAATTAAAAGGAGAACTATATAAGTTGAATTCCGATATTTCGACAAAATTATTGAAGTTGAATGACGCAAAACGAGAGTATATTACCGATATTAAGGAGTTGTTCTCTCATTCTCAGCTATCCACTACTGATACTATCAATAAAACACATGAAAAGATTAGTAGTGTTCTAGAGAAAAGCAACGAATCACTTCTTAACAAGACCACCTTACTTATGAGTGAAATTATTCCCAAGAGTAATGATAAAAATTACGCATCAATTGAGAGCTGCATAAAGCAATTCTTTGGAAGCATTTCGGAGGATACGAAAGCATTATTGAAGATGAATTCGGGAGATAAATCAGATGGATTGGCGGATGATATTGACAAAAATATTAATAAAATGTTCTCAACTATTCAGACATCTTTATTTAATGCCATCCAAGCAAGTGAATCGAGAACATTCACCAATATCCAGCAGATTCATGAAAATATTCTTAGCCAAAAACAAATCCAAGAGAACCTTTCAGGAGAACTAGCTGTATTTTTGAATAAATATAAAAATAATTCTTATACCAAAGGAGCTGTTTCGGAGAATGAATTATACACTCTTTTACAATATGCTTTTCCAACTGACTATGTAAGAAATACATCTTCTGAAACTGCTTCGTGTGATTTTTGTTTGACAAGAAAAGATAAATCCTTACCTACTATTTATATTGAGAACAAAGATTACACTACTACAGTGGATTCAAATGAAGTTGATAAATTCATTAGAGATCTCAAAGAACGCAAATCCCATGGAATTTTTATTTCTCAACATAGTCCAATCGTATTTAAATCCAATTTTCAGATTGATTTCATTGAGAACCGAATTCATTTATATATCCCTAACGCAAGTTATGATATAGAAAAAATTAAATTAGCAGTTAGCCTAATTGATAGTTTATCTATTAAATTAAATCTCATGATTGCTGAAGCAAATGACGAATGTTATGAGTTGTCGATTGATGATTTTGATAATCTTAAAATAGAGTATCTGGATTTTGCACAAAAGAAACTAGATATGTTGGAATTTATTAAAACTATCACAAGACAACTTACTACCAAATTAGATGCCATTGAGTTGCCTACTTTGAAAAAAATTACTATTGGAAATACTACTTCTACAAATACCGGATATCTATGTGAGATTTGTAATACATTTTATGGAAAAAATAAGGGTAGTTTATCAGCACATCAAAAAAAATGTCGTTTAAAACATGCTGAAGGTCAAGAGTCATCAAATATCTTTGTTAAAACCAAATAAGTCTACATACAGAAGTACAAATTTTGTGTATTATCAATATTTATTTTGGAAATAATCTAAAATTTGTCATACACTTATTTTTAGTCTCTGTTAATAAATCAAAATTTAAATATGCTCCTAGATAGGATAGGTTGAATTGGTTTGTCTCTGATTTAATATCACGAATCTCAAACAATTTATGTTTATTTAATGGCACTAATACAATATTATTACCCTTTTCAGTATAAAAAGGAGTAAATTTACCTGGTTCTAATACATAATGATACGGAAAATGACCACTCATATAAATATCAAATTCAATTGGCGTATCACAATAGAACCCAAAATATAAATCAAATTTAATTGGATTGTATAATTCTAATAAACAATAGTCATTTTCAAATTGGTCTTTTCGGATTGGTTTTGGACAATCACATTCTGTTACAAATTTATCATCTAATTCTAAACATTTTCTGCAGTAATCAATTTTGACTTTTTGTTCTGTATCGTCTTTTGTTTTATATCCAACCTGATATTTATTAATTTGCTTTATAGTTATATTCATTGTATATACTCCAAAATTAAATATATTATTTGTCTTATTTGATTCATCTAAGCAATTATTGCATTTGGGGAATGATGTATAATCATCTATTTGAGAAAGATTATTGAAAGCAGATGCTAAATCATCAATATAGGATAAACTCATTGTATATAAAATATGCTTAATTCTAAGTATATGTTATATAGAATTTATATGGACGTTTTCAATGCGAAAATGTGTAAAATTGAAAATTTCTGTAAAACATATAGAAACTTTCACGATTAAACTTTATATGTCCGAAAAATTAATGAAGAATATTGCCATCGACCTCATTTGTATTACCACTGTTTGGGGTTTATTGAATAATCCATACGTGGCTTTTAGCAACCGTCCTTGCGCTTTAATGCCAATGGCTACTACTATTATTGGCGGAGGTATTTCTATTTTTGCTATTAGCAAATATTTTTCATAAAATTGATTGCCTTTTTTCTGAGTCGATTAGAGGTATAAATTCCCAAGCAACAATCAAACTATCACCAACATGTCAAACACTACTCTTGCCAACTCTACCATCGCCGATAACTACGATGAAGAGATATTGACTTATGAAGAATCCATACTTGACGAACAGTATGACTGCACACCTCGCTTCAAAAAGCTTAAGGTCTGTCAGCAGGAGCGCAAACAACAGATTAAGGAACGCCAAATCGAAAAATGTACCGAACGTATATCGAGAGAACCTGGGACCCGTCTTAGTAAAACCGCCAAGAAAATCGCTGGTCGCAGGGCATTCATTAATAACTGGTTCGAAATTACAAGTATTCACCCAGAGGACTCTGACAATGTGGAGCAGTCTGACATAGACAAAACAGAACAGAAGACCTTTGGCCGAATCAAGAGAAAGCCTGGACACCGCCAGAGAGAATGGGCTTTTTACAATAATTAAATGTTTCATAGAATACAATGTTTAATACTACTTCGAATGTTTAATACAACTTCGAATGTTCAATACAACTCTCGAATGTTTTATAAAAAATAGTTAGGTAGGTAGATAGGGTAATAGTTATTTTTTTGAAGTTTTTACTGGTAATATAAAGACATTTTGTTTTATTTATTAATGAGTGATAAATCACCTTATACATATATTTATCTATTTACGAAAGACGGATACTCTTGGGACCAACAAGTTATATATCTTCATTTGGACCAAGCAATCAATGCCAGTTGTAAAGACCCACAAGGCCGTGTGGAAATATTTGTGACAAATTGTTTATATCCTGGGTATGAACCTATATACCAATATTATAAAGGAGGTATTTTATACAAAGATGGAGAACCAGTTTTTATAGATTCATAATATATATATGGCCTCTGTGCCAATTATTTTATTAAAAAATCGAGTTTTATTTCAAATCCCATTTCAAGAAAACCAATTTGAAAATTATGAGAACTTGAGTTCTCATCCAGAAACCGATTGTTTCTTTCAAACCGTTTGTTCTCTTGGTTTACGAAACCCTGAAGTGTCAAGAAGAGAATCTGATGCCATCAACCAAAATAAAGATTATCTTGTAAAATACACGGAAGCCGAAAAATATTTATCTACCAGTTTCGGTATTAAAAGAAAAAACATATGTTTTACAAAATGTTTTATAGAAAATAAGAGAACCTGTCAAAAAGAAATGAATGCGTTTTTTATGAAACGCCTCCAAAATAACCATGCAACTATCTTAACCGTCGATCTAAAAACGAAAAAAGACTGGTGGGGTCATTATATGGTTGTTTATAAAACAAACGACAAAATCTTTTTTTTTGACCCTCAGAGTAAGGGATTTTATAAAGATGTTCTCATAAATAACCAAAATATTTATACTGTTTTATCCTTTTATGGCTCTATAAAAATAACTGGTTTTGGTTATTTCAAAATAAAAAATATAAATAAATCTATGCCACTTTTACACGATGATTGTTCTGTAGAATACCATATTGAATAAAGGTTAAAGAGAACTAGATAAATATACTAATGTTTATTTGGGGTCTTTTTTTTATGTTCTCATTGGTGAATTCTGAGAACTTCATAAAAAATATTAATATCCCATCTTGTAAAACTTGTATTCATTATAAACCATACTCATATAAGGGAGATTATTCATCATTAAGTAGATGTAACAAATTTGGAGAGAAAGATATTATTAGTGATGAATTGAAATATGATTATACTTATTCTTGTAGAAATGATGAATCCAAATGTGGTCACTTAGGAAAGTTTTATGAAAAAGATGAGAACATGGAACTTAAATATATCTATTATGCTATTCTTGCAAACCTACCAATAGGGATTATTACTATATTAACGTTTGTTTCTATTATAGCGAATATTTATTATACCTTGAAAAATGGGTCATAAAATTGATATCCTAATATGGGTCTAAAATATATCATATATGAACTATGTCATACACTTGTATCAAAAACATGTATAAAGACCTTTCGGTTGATGAATTGGGAGACCCAACCACAACACAAATTGATAGGAAAGCTATAAAGAAACTTCGTGAAATAGAGGCTTTAAAAAATAAGCCGAATCCAACCGCTGAAGAACGTCATAAGATTGCGTCTGAGAAATACTGGCAGAATATTCTTCGTCCTGAAGAGAACAAGCAAGACAATAAACCAACCGCAAAGGAACTGAAGAAACAAGCCGATAAGGAGAAACGATGGAAGCGAGAAGAAGAAAAATATAATAAAAAGGTGTTACAAGCTCAACAAGAACAGGCAGAAAGGGACAAAAGAGAACAAGCCAGACTAAAAGCAGCAGAAGAGGCCAGGAAGGCTAGAGAAGAAGCCCGAGAAAAAGCTAGGATTCTCTTTGAATCACAAAGAGAACAAATGGTATTAGAAGAGGTTCTCAAACCCTTCCATGAAAATCGACTAGCAATCGCCATATATAATGAATATATGGCTATCTCGAGAACAGAAAACCATAAGATGGCGTTCAGAAAATTGTCTATGAAGTACCATCCTGATAAAAATCCTACAAAAAATACTACGCTCCATCAACAGATTCTTCATCATATTCATGACAAAATTGTTAAAAAATAAGTCCCTAACTCTTGGGATTCTTGAAATATAATTATCCCACCATGGGAAAAATAGTTAAAAATCTTTTTTTTTGTTGAAAAGTAAAATGAATTTTCAAAAATGGACAAGCTCGAGTTTGTCCTTTTTTTAATATAGAAGGGATTTATTGAAAAATAAGTGGTTGTTACTGGGTCAGTAAGGAGGTTGTTAAATATTTTTCTATATGAGACCATAAGATTCACTGCATAAAATTTTAGGATGGACTACTCAACATTAAATTAAATAATGTTGAGTAGTCAAAAATATATTTATTTTATTTAATAATTATCACACCATATATGAAGTTGATTTAATAAAACTTATTATAATTATTTTTAAACTACTCAACATTAATTATTTAATTCTGGGTTGTGAAAAAAATGCACAAATAAATCATTCATCCGTGCATTTTTTATTGTTTTATTAATATTAATTTTATTATCATATATAGTGTAAAATAAATTAATAATTAATTAAATATAATTATTATGGTTTCACGCAAAATGCACAGATGATTTATCTGTGCATTTTTTGTTTAAAAAATAAAATCGCTTTTTTAGAAAAAAGTAAAATGAATTTTCAAAAATGGACAACCTCGAGTTTGTCCTTTTTTAAATATAAAAGGGTTTTATTGAAAAATAAGTGGTTCTTACTGGGTCAGTAAGGAGGTTGTTAAATAATTTTCTATACGACACCATAAAATTCACTGCATAAAATTTTAGGATGGACTACTCAACATTATTTATTTAATGTTGAGTAGTTCAGACAACCGATAATTATAAAATAACTAATACATAACCCATAATACGTATCATTTTATTAATATTTTAAAATAATTAACGTTTGACTACTCAACATTATTTTAATTATTGTTGAGTTTAGAGAGTTAAAGAAAATATTATTATAATTCATATGATGTCCAGGCAAAGAAATTTTACTTATTGTATTAAAATACCTGATATAAATTCTATTAGAAATATATATTGTAAATATCATATTTATGGTTATTATAATAATGAACTTCATGGATGTGTCACATTTGATAACTCTAAAACAATACTTTCAGCAGAAACTATCATAGGACACCCAGTAAAAATAATTGAACGAAATATGGTTAAACATGAACATAATAGAATTTTACAAATGGAAAATGTATGGGAAAATGGAATAATTCCCAAAAGAGGACGTAAACCCAAAAATAATGAAGA